CCCTGCCACTGCCACGCCCCGGCAGCAGAAAGCGCCATCAGCGCAAGCACAGCGGCTCCTGCGGCGATCAGTTTGTACTGCGATGGGATGAGATTCAGCATCACGCCTCCTCGAACAGCGCACGCTCAGCAGCGCGGCGACGGACCAGACCAGCCAGCGTCTTGCCTCCGGCCTTCACCCAGCGCCCGAACTGCTCCGCTGCGCTGTCGTAATCGCCCCGGTTCAGCTGGTCGAGCAGCGTGGATCGCTCAAGCGCGCCCGGGCCGAGGTTATACGTGAAGGACACCAGCGCATCGAACATGCCCTGCGTCAGCGGCACCTTGACCAGTCGATCGACATAGCCCTCGAACCGCTTCACGTCCTCGCGCAGCAGCTCCTCGGCGCGCTCTTTCGTGAGGGTGTCGCCCATCTTCACGCCGGACGTTGTGCCGTAGCCGATGGTGACCACGCCTACCACGTCTTTATAGGCAGACAGGCGCAGCCCCTCGAAGGACTTGATCAGGTCAAGCCCCTTCTGTGATGTGTGCATGATTTTCTTCCAGGCAGAAAAAGCCCCGACTGGCGGGGCGATGATTTAGAAATTCCGATATAGCTCGAACCAAACACCGCTTTCGCGCCGAATGCGTATGAAATTGCTACCGGAAACGCCTGAGATATTAACTGCGCCTTTGAGACGAAGTTTAGCGTTGTCGTGTACCAACGTCGTGTTCAAGCTAAGCCGGACAGAACATTCAAGACCATCTATACCGTCATCGAAGTATGTAACGGATGTGGCTGTGCTATTGTTCATCGCGAACGAGCCCCCGAAAGCTACAGACGGTGTACCATCGCCATCCGCAAAATAGGTCACAGCAGAGTCGATGATATCGTTCCCAAGCTGATAGTTAAAATGCAGACGACCTCGTGACATGAATATCTTACTGGCGCTTGGTATTCCGGAAACGTCAGTAAACTTGTTTCCAGAAAGCTTATTATTGACGTTTTTACCGGACGACTCCTCAAATATATATATGTAGTGGGCCATGTCGGCGTTGCCGAATACTTCGTTGTCGCTGATGCTATTCTTGATAACGGATAAGTTTGTGTTGGAATTCACCTGTGCAACGTAAATACCGGCAACAGATCGTGCCGGGGCGCCCTCAAGGACTTTATTGCCTCGAATGACTAGCCCTTCTAGGTTGGCGTAAGACCACGCCGTAGCGGTTGGCGAGACACTGTCAGGCGTTGCGTAGTTAGGGCGGGAATATATGGCTCCGGCAGGCCTATCAGCCAATGCCTCCCAATCGCTCTCCGCTGCAATTCCGGCAATGTAATAGCCGCGCACTTCGTTATCTGCTACGACGTTATGGGATACGTTGCAGGCGAGATAAATACCGTAGTTCGTGTCGGCGTATATCTTATTGTTTCGGATTGCGTTGCGTTGCGCGCCCGTAGTGATATTAATTACGGCCTCGCCCGTCCCTGCTGGCTGCACGCCCGGTTCTCTCTTGCATATGTTGTCTGCTACCACGTTGTCGACGCAGCCATAGCCGAGCAATACAGCTGTCGATAGGAAGTTGACAAGCTCATTGCCGGTGATCAGCGTCCATGCACATGCTTCCGCCAGATAAATAGCCCGGTGATTCTGACCACTACAGACGTTGTTAGAAACGATAGTACGCTCGCAGCCGAGCAGGTTCACACCATAACTACCGTTTATCAGAACGTTCTCGGTTATGATGTTGTCGGAGCAAGGAACTGTTGCGCGCGTGGTTGCACCACTTTTAGTAAAATAGCCGGCGAATGCCTCATTTTCACCGATGAAGTCAATCAGGAGTCCGCGCTGTGTAGGGTTCGTGACTCCTGTTATTTTGTTGCCAATAACACGGTTCCGATTCGATGCCTTCCAAAATATAATCCCATAATGGTTAACCGAAGGATCATTGGTAAAACCATAAATCTCGTTCCCCGCAAAGGTGCAATCCCGGCAACCATCCGCAAAGATGCCTACCCGCCCCCCGTTCACCATGTCCATTCGCACAGACACAACGCAGCGCTCTACCGGGACGCCCGTTCCGAATCGACCGTTGCCGTCAAGTTGAATAGCGCCCGTAGTTACCCCAGCGGTGCTGGCGTCCGGAGTGATAAGGGACTGCGAGAAGTCGAACCGGCGAAGTCCGTTTTTGATTCTTACGCTACTGATTAGGTAGTTAACGCCTGGCCGCCCACGGACTTCTCCACCAACCGCTGCGGCAGCGTCTATAGCAGCCTGGATGGCGGCAGTGTCTTCAGCAACACTCACCCCTATAGAGCCATAGTTTTCTGGACGGAATACCAAGCCAAGCTCATCGGCCACCGTTCCCGAGCCATAACCGATTAATGATACTCCCGAGGAAGAAGCCAACTCTTGCCGCAGCTCGGTCGAGCTATCTACAACAGGAAGCGCTGTCGTTGGGTTCCCATCCTGGTCGAACGCTAGTAACTTGCCTGCTCGCCGCACTGCAGACGGAATTCTTGCAGGCTCTGGGTCAGTCTCAGCGACTCGCAGTGAACGAGCAATGCCCGACTGATGCTGCTGGGCGATCATTGTTAGCAGATCGAATGCATCCTCGTGAACTTCGGCAAAGAACTTGCCTTGGTTGCGGAGATCGGTCATCTGAAGAATGTCGACGACCCGCGACACGAACAGGCGCTTGCCGATAGCGGGTGCCGCTACTACGTTTATCAGCCCCCCTTCTTCGTCACCCTCCCCGCTTACCGTATAGTCGGAATTCAGCGTGAGCAGTGACGACGTCCCTGTTGCATCATCAGCGAGCAGAACAACCAGATCCGTGTCGTTGTTGAACTTGAACGCGATCTGGAAAATCTGCGTAACTCCGTTACCGTTAAAGCTGGCGACGTTGGTGCTGGTCTGAACGGTCATGGCCGATCCTTTCGTGTGGGCAAAAAAAAGCCCCGCTCATTGGCGGGGCCTGGAATTTGGGCAATAAAAACCCGCCGGAGCGGGTCTTGTGGTTAACGGGTTTGTCAGCCGTCTTTAAGCCAGCAGATCAATGGCCCTGTGATTGCTCTATGGGCAAAGACAAGCCATCCTCCAATAACACCGCTTGCCGCCGTTATTAGAAACCACATGTCTCGGTGAGCTGCCGCGTCGTACAGGGCTTTGATTGCGGATCGGTATTCGGCTGTACGACCAGTTGAGAACTTCGCATTCATGAAGACACTGCGATGTTCGGCCTGAGCGCGCGCGAAATCCTGAAAAATGGTCACCACAACAAAAACGAACAACACTGCGGTAGCAGCAATAAGCAAGACCATCCCAATCCGCTGCGATCGACCCAGCGGCTCGGAAAGCCCGACTCTTGTGTGCCCCCCTTTTTGGCACGCCATCAAAAGTCTGAGAGCAAGGGACGCCGCCAATACGACAAAACTCAAGTCAGCGATAGCCCATCCTGACCAGGCTTCCATCGCTGGGACGATATTCCCAAGATCAATCGGCCCGCCAATGACTAGGCCTTCTGTATAAATCGTCACAGAAGCTCCTTAGCTCAGCACCGCGGCTGCCCACGCGACACCTATGCAGCACGACATGACTAACAGCCACCAGAGAAACCACTGCATTCCTTCCTTTACGGCAGTGGATGCCTCAGGCATTGATGAGACCCTCCCGCCGTCAATATCTGTAGCAATCGAGATCCCAACGAATGTCGCTGGAAAGAACACAGCAATAGCTATATAGGCAGACCATGGCGACGGGCTCGCTGCTGCTGCAATAACTGCAAGCAGTACGGGCGCCACAAAGATGCAAAGCAGGGATATGACCACTGACATAGATTTCCTTATCTGAACGCGTCGCTGACGGTGTCGACAACCGCGCCAGTAGTATCAAGATAGTTTCGAGAAGGTGAGATCAGGAAACTCTGTGCGTTCTCTTTCTCTATCCGCCTTTCCATCCGACGAAGAGCACCAGGATTCAGCGCCTCTTGCAGGCTATGAAGGAACAAGTAGTCAAGCGCTGCCCGAGTGTAAAACAGATTTGCGAAAGGCGTATTCTGGATTGTGTAACGCACAGCCGCCGCTGCTGTATCGTCACCATCGCGCGCCCTAGCGAACAAGTCATACCCACCATCGATCAGGCCCAGCGTCGGACCGGATAGCGACTGCGTAAGCCCGCCACCGAAGCGGTTGGCTTCACCGAACAAGAAATCGCCATACAGGCCGAGCGCACCGCCCTGCAGCATTGCGGCGACCCATGTTTTCGGGTCGTCGACTGGGCGAGGCTCGCGGCCTTTCACGATGTCCTTCAGCGCCATGGCGCCATAGCCGAACAATGTCGTCCAGAGCATCAGTTGAGCAACACCGAGCTTCTCGCCGTTGCCGCTGCGCATGGACTGCATCAGTTCACGACCGACGTTGGCGCCGTATGGGCTTGGCTTGTAGCCTCGCCCGTACAACTCACGCCCGATCGACTTCTGTAGCACTGCAACCGGGAAGGCCTTGAACTGCCCTACAAACCGAAGTAGCTCGCCGGCGATAGTGCCGGGCTGGGTGCCGCGGCGCATGATGGCCCGCGTCCTGGCGTCAGGCTCGATGACCGCATAGCTGGCCCGGTCGGTGATGTAGCTGCGCAGGCTGCCGCGCAATTCCTCGCGCAGTTCGCCGATAGCGGCATCATTTACCGTGCGGCCCTTGCTGGTCAGGTAGCCGGCCAGCGCATCTTCCGGGATGCTGTCGATGCCCTGCGTGGTCATGTACTCGCGGCCGTCTGCCTCCTTGGCAGGCGTTGAGCGCAGCAGATCCCACTTGCCGGCGTCGATATCAAACAGCTCGAGCGTGCGCTGCAGGTCCGGGTTCATCTTGTCCCAGTCCAGCGTGCGGTTGTAGGCCAGGTGATGACTCATCATCAGCGCCGCGGTGCTACGCATGGTGTCGGTCCACCAGGTCAGGCCGTTGAGCTTGAAGAACAGCTGCTGTGCCCTGCTCATCTTGCCGCCCAGTGTGTCGTCGGCGCTGAACTTGCTCACCACCTCCCCGCGCACGCTGTCAAAGAACACGCCTAGAGTCGAAAGGATTTCACGCTGCTCGGCAGGTTTCTTGCCCTTGACCATCCCGCCGATTAGGGTGCCCATGGAGGACAGCATGCCCTTGCCTTGGTAGCGCATCTCGCTGGCTGCAACGGGAAGGTCTGTCACGGCCGAGATGACCGCGCCACCCAGCTTAGCCATGGACTGCCAGGCACGCAGGTTCGAGGCGATACGAGCGCCAACATGGTTGACAGCCATGCGCGAGGTGCCGTCAATTTCCGAGAATCGTGTCTTGAGCAGCCCGTTTCGATCCTGCTGGAATTTGCGCAGGCCTTCCGGGTCGTTTTTCAGATCAATCTGCAGTTCATCGAGTGCGGCATTCCAGTTGCTCTCGGGATTGGTGCCGAGCCGGCGCATCATGCCGGTACTGTCGCCGGAGCGATCAAGGCCGCCAAGGAACGCTTCGCGCAGGGAGCCGGTGCCGTAGACCTTGTTGTACTGGTCCCAGGCCAGCCCATCCTTAAAATGCAGAACACGCTCAGCACTGACCTTCTTGGCCAGGTTGCGCGGACCTTTGAAACCGTTCGGCTGGCCGGTCGATACCTTCAGATGCACGCCCGAAACCAGACCGTTGTAGGTGGCGAGCAGGAAGCCATCCACGTCTGAGCCTGCTTCAAAGGTGCGCTCATCCAGCAGCGGCAGGATCTCGTCGCGCCACTGCTTGAAACCTGCTTGCTGAATCTTGTACGGGTCATGGGACTGACGCACCACATAGCCCGGCAGCTTGCGGATGAAGGCGCCGGCCCGGTTCGCGTCGATGCGCGCCGTCTCCTGGTACTTCTGCATGATCCGGGCGATGCCTTGCGCCTCTTTACTGAGGCCATCAAGCGNCTTGTCCATGCCNATGCGCCAGAGCGCGTCGGCAATGTCNGCATCNAGATCGCCCTTGGTCAGGAACGGCTTGAGCCCTTCNGCCTCGATGTCATGCAGGAACCCNGCNATATAGGCCTGGCTGAGCTGCTTCTGNTCNGCNGCNACNGACCGGCGAGCACCAGGGCGCGCGACGTTAGTGCCGACAAGGAAAGACTCGAGGCCGAGGTCTGGACGGTCCGACCAAGTGCCGCGAATGTAGCCGACCAACTCAGCGCGGCGACGAGCGTTCA